AAGTATTTTTGTATTACGTCGTCGGTAATGTCCTTAAGCTTGTATCGTCCGATACCAGGTATAATATGTTTTTCTATAGACGCCTTATAATTTATGTAGGTTCGTTCTTTAATACCAGGTTTTATAACGACTTCTAACCAGTTCATTACCCACGTACTAAAAAGAACATTGTCGCCCCCAGGGATAACGCCAGCGTCAAGCTTATTTTGTGCTTCTCTAAGCTTATCCGCTACTTCTTTCCTGGTCTTTCCGTACAAAAACTTCCGATCTGGTTTACCGTCTGGCTTAACGCCGACAGTAAGAACCGCCGCCCAGGTTCCGTCTTTACGCTGGTATACGCTACCTTCCCCGTTTCCGCGTCTGTGTTTCTTTGTATTTCCCGGCATTAAAACCACCCTTCTTTCACTCTGTTCTTTGCCATATCATAGGCGTCCTTTGAACGTTTGGCGGCTACGGTATATGTAAGTGGGTTTCCGTTTGCAAGGCGGATTCTGATATATACGCGGTACTTATCAGACTTCACATTAAACAGCGCCTTAGATATGCTGTAGGACGCGTCAAAGGCTACAGTACAGCCGTCTTCCTGTATAGTTCCCTGGGATTTTTCCGCGAAGTCTACAGTCTGTTCCCTTGTGGAACATCTTTTATAGAATGTCTTATTATTTTGCATAGGTTACCTTCCTTTCGTTGTCTTAAAGTATATTTTTGTCTACAAGACAAGTATATGATATGTTTTATAATTTGTCAATAAGACAACTTTATACTTTCGGACAACAAAAAAGAAGGCGGCTACCGAAGTAACCGCCCGCCTATCTTACTGTTTCTTTAAATATGTCTTACAGCTAAAGCCTGTGTACTGCACACCGTTAAGTGTAACCTGGATATACAGCCATTTTGTACCGTTATAGCTTGTGTAGTATCCATAGTTCTGTACTTTTGTACCCTCTGGAATAAGAACCATAGCGCGCTTATTCTTACCAGCACCGTGACGCATATATAAACCGGTCGTCGTAACGTAGGAACCAGCAAGGGACTTGTCGAAGCTTGCAGCCCCAGAACCCGCTACTACTTTTGTTACACCTGTATTCTGTGGTTTAGACGGTGTAGGAACATTCTTGTTAAGAAGTTCGTTTACCTTGTTCTGTACGTCAGTGAAATTGTAACCGCTGGCTTCCAGTTTCGTCTTACGTTCCGGCATATTTCCCCATACGCCTAAGATCACTTCACGGGCTACCGTAGTAAGGTCTTTTCCAGCTGCCGGGGTAACCGGTGTAACTGTATCGTCGGTATACTTAGGACTGATAAAGCCACGGATATAGCGACCGTTAATTAACATGGTACGCTTTTTAACGGCGTTGCTGTAGTTACCTTCTGTCACGACGAAGTAACCCGCTTTTTCGTAAACTTCTGTTACAGTACCTACATGATCTGGAACGCCTGTACAGTCAGTGGTAGCGAAGTTCATACCATCTTTCCAGTAATAAAGAACCCCTTCACCTACTTTCGGTACATGTGCGTCGTTTTCAATCCAGATACCTTTTTTCTTAGCTGCTTCGATCAGATAGTAGCAAGAAATTTCGATAGGCATAATCGGGGTATAACCCAGCTTAATAGCCGCTGCGGACCATGTACAAGCGCACCACGCCCAGCTATAATCCATTTTGGTACCGCGCGGGAAAGTCCCCTTATAACTGTTGTAAATGTCAATGATTGTTTTATAACTGCCGTCTGCTTCGTTCTTTCCTACCCAGGAATTAACAAGATCAGCGACAGCCTGTCTGGAATATCCCATAGTATTAACCCCTTCCTTGTTACAGTATTTCGTGATAAAGCCGTACACGACTTTCTGACGTGTTACGTAGTCGCCGACCTGGTTATTATTGGACTTGTCCGCCGGGTCGGTGCAAAGTGCTGCGTAGATTGTCTTCGCGGTATACGGCTTCTGTGTCTTTGCCAGGATACGGGTAAGCGCTCCACTTCCGCCCTGGTGGATAATGTTAATACATTCCATCATAGCGTCGTCGCTTAAGCTTCCATACTTCTTTTCGATCGAAGCGGCATACGTTTTAATCTGTGTTTCCATTAAAGCGTCCTGGCACTTGATACCGCCAGCGGAAGTAATGATAGTGATAATACATTTACCTTTCGCGGAAGTCTTCGTTACCCCGTAGGTTCCCCAGCTTTTATTTAAGTCAGCTGCAATACCGGCCGTATCCAGCTTCTTAAACTCTTTTGGGTACTTCTTCTGGATATTAAGCAGAAGTGTACGGGCTTCTTCGGCGTACCACTGGCCCGCGCCGATCGTAATAGCCTTTTCGTTTTCTGTATTCGCGCCGACACCGGCAAAAGCGCCGTAGTTCTGTTTTCCATAGACCTGGCCGCCGGATTCTACAGCGTAAAGAATTTTTCGTAATACTGTAATGTTTTCTTTTTTCATGTTAAAAGTTCCTTTCTTCCAAAAGAAAAAGACGCCCCGCGCGGCGTCAGATCAGTAATTATTTTTTCGGTTCTGTGTAAGTAAGTGCCTGTTTGCTATCCCCTACACCGTCGGTAGTTGGGTCTACCACGATACCAAGAATAGAAAGAACCATAAACAGGGCTTCGACGACGGAAAGTAACTTATTACCCAGGTCGCCCAGGTCAAGGGTGTAACCGAAGACCGAAGCGATAACCTGGATAAGAAGAAGTACCGCCGGGATAAGTGCCAGCCAGAAAGCCTTATTTTTAATTCTGACTTTCCAGTTAATTTTACTCTTGTCATTCTGCTCATTCTCCACAGCTGTAAGCTGCTGTACTTTTTTATTCGCCATGATGTTCATTCCTTTCTATTTTCTCATGTTCAATATGTTCTATAAGGTCCGCCCTACCGATACCGGCGCTATCCATACGTTTATGCGCGGAACGTATCGAAGCGTCCAAAAGGGCTACTTTTTTGTCAAGTTCCCGGACCTCTTTTTTGGTCGTGTTAATGTCTTCTTTAATTGATTTTACGTCGTACCCTATCTGGTCCAGCTTAAGACTGATCTTCGTATCGGCTGCCACCTTCTGGGTGGCTTCCTTAATCTGCTGATCTACGTCTTTCTGGCTCTGCGATTTTTTACCCGTAAGTGTGTTATATACAGTACAGGCGATCGTAACAAGGGCGATAAGTAAAGCGAAAGACATTGTTGTATCTCCGGTCATGCTGCTACCCCACTTTCATTTATTATCGTTTCTACGTCTTCTAACAGCTGCATTTTAAAGCGGTAACAGTCGTTATGTTTCATCATACCCATATAAGACTGTAACGTGCTGTTATATCTTTCGTAAGTAAGATTCCCTGCTACGTACTGTTTTGCAGCTGCCTTAAGTCGGCGTTTAATACGTAAAGAAGTAGACTTTCTTACAGTTCTGTGTGTAGACCAGATATGTAAGCCTACGAACTGGATACCCATAGATACCGGACGTATACAAGTCTTTTTGTTTAAAGCAAGCTGTAGTTCTTCGTCCAGGAACTTACTTATACGTTCTTTGATTTCGTGTAATCCTTCCTTACTCTGTGAAAGTATTATTACATCGTCCATGTAACGTATATAGAATTTTGTTCCCAGTACCTTTTTACAGAACTGGTCTAACTCATTCAAATAGACATTTGCTAAAAGCTGGCTTGTCAGATTACCGATAGGCATACCGCGGTCAGTAAGGCGTTCGGCGTCTTCTACATTGTCACATATAGACAAACCGAAAGCGTTTGTACCGTCACCTTTTACGATAACGTTTAACAGTTCCAACATATCCGGGTCTTTAATTTTTCTTTCCAGAATTTCCATAAGCTTATCATGGTAAATTCTGTAGAAGTATTTCGCTATGTCCAGCTTAAGGTAATACCACTTACCGCCTAAAACTTCCGTCTGCTTTATCATATCTTGCAGACGATCAGCAGCGGCCTTTTGGCCTTTACCACGCCGACAAGCGTAACTGTCTTCTATGAAAGTTTTATCAAAGATAGGGTAAAGCAAAGAATACACCCACCACTGGGCGACGCGATCACGAAAGGGAAGCGCCATAATAAGCCTTTTCTTTGGCTCATAAACATAAAATTCCCGGTACGCGCCTACAGTATAGGTGTGGTTCTTTAAGTCGTCTAACAGGGCTAACAGATTTCCTTCAAGGTTATCAGTAAATTGTAAAACGTCACCACGGTACCGCTTACCCTTTGCGGCTTTCCGATAGGCGTTATACAGACAGGTATAGTTACAGTTCGGAAGATATATGTTGCCTACGCGTTTTGCCATTGTAACTACCTTCCGTTTTTCTTTTTCAGCGTGTCGCACCGTTCGCCGAAGCTACTAAAGTACGTCCGTTCCTAACCTTTATTTTCTGCTTTACAGCAAGGATACATAACCCTTTACCTGGTCGCGTGTTACAGCCCTTAAGCTGTAGACTAGAGGATTTCCAGGTTAAGCGGGGCGGAAGCCAATGTTGTCATTGGAATTAGAACGCGGGTTGTTGCCATTCAGATAGAAAACGCCAGCGTTAGACGTGTTGTTCCAATTCCCACCGCGGAAGAAGCCACATTTAATGTCATGTACCCTAAGTATTTATTTGCTTACCGACTGTATCCAACCACCGACCATACGGCCGATTTCGTCTACCATGGCCGCCCAGTTTCCATACTTATCTACAGATAAATACTTAAGTTCTGGGTTCACTGATAGACGAAGATAAGATCGTAGTTTGTCTACTTCTATGTCCAGTTCGGTAAGCGTAGTTTTCTTGTAGTGCTTATGATTAGTTTCTATGACGATTCCCAGAATACGGTACATACAAAGCCTTATTTCCGAAGCAAGGGCGTATCGTTCATGTTTCGGAAACTGTTTTAAGCAAATATTCCCGTAAACTATCATATCTTCTACTTTCGTTTTAATATAAAGTTCTCTGGTATCCGCCATAGTCTTTTCACTCCTTTAGTTGGCGGTGTCCGCTGTCGCGGCCACTACAGATTTACAAAAGAATGTAAGCGGGGCGGAAGCCAATGCCGTCACTGGAACTAGAACGCGGGTTGTGGCCATACAGAGAGAAAACGCCAGCGTTAGACGTGTGGCTCCAATACCCACCGCGGAAGAAGCATTTTTCCCCGTCATTCCTTGCGTAAAATCTATCCCCGCCATGATCGCTGTTATCCGAAGGGAAGACGGCTAACGCCTTCAAAATATCCGGTATTGTGATACCGGATTCTACAGCTAAATCTTTGAACGGCGTAGACGGCCACTGGTCGCCGCTTGTCGTCGTTTTTACTGTAGTGCTGATCTTCGGAACACCGCTTACAATGTCGATCTTAAGCGTACCAGCTGTACCAGGTGCCACCAGGGTACCGTCTGGTAAAATAGCTTTCCACTCCGCGCTTCCAGCTGTAAGGTCTGCTGTGTTCTTTGCTGCATTGTTTCCGGTCAAAATCTGGATTTCTCCATTATTTGTACGAAGTCCGATAGCCCATTCCCAGCCGTCGCCGTTCAGACCGTAGATACCGTTCGGGGTTCCGTCATGTGTCCAGCTGTTCGGACCACTACCAGTAAGCCCCAGGTTAATACGTCCGTCGCTTCCTACAGTACCAGGTCTGCACTTCTCATGCGGGTAACCATGATCGCTGCCGTAGTTATTATTTCCGCGTGGGTAGTAACCATTTGCTTTACACCAAAGGGCAATAGCGGCATATTCCGCGTTTGTCATACAATGCCAGCCCGGACCTTTTGCACGACAATAAGCGATAGCCTGGTCCATGTTGGTATAAACTTTCGGCACCTGTCCAGGAAGGCTACACGCCCTTCCGTCATGTACCATAGCCATAAAGGTACCTACGAAGATTTCCGGCTTTTCAGCGTCGTCAACCATGAACGCCGGAAGTGCTTTTGTGCTGTCAGATAAACCGACGTCCTTATAGGACAGCTTCGGGATAATATTCATAATAGACGGGTACCCTTTGTCGTCGTATAATACTGTCTGCTTTCCACCGCTGGCAGCTTCTACAGCCTGTCTGTATGTGTCCTTAATTGAAAATGTAAAAGCCATTTATTTTACCTCGCTTTCTTTCTGTGCCTGGGTCATATCTGGGATACCCCACAGGCATAAAGTAACGTCCCTCATGTTTACGTCTAAAGCTACTTCTTCCAGAATGTCGTAGCCTTCGTCGTCTGTTTCGCCTGTCGGCTGATAATCATATTCCCTTGCCGGGATTTTTACGGACGCTACATACCAGTTACCTACACCTTTTTCCAGCGCTGTAAAGCCGGAATTAAGGCTTACGTCTACGGTTACAGCTACGTCCTGTAATTCTTCGTTAAGGTCGATTTCGATAGGCTCTACGCCCGGTACGGTAAGCTGTAAAATGGTTCCTTTTGTTTTCCATTTCGCCTTAGTACCACTGTTTACGTGCTGTATTCTCATTGTTATTACCCCCTTACTGAATATTTGTGTTAATGATCGTCCAGGTAAAGCTTACAGACTTCGCGCTACCTAAATTTCTTACTTTAAAGCCGTTACTTGCTTTATCATAAACTTCAAGGTTTACCTTTCCAATGTCGTCGGCAGCTGTCACGCACAAAGTAACGTCATAGTGTGGCGTATTTGTTTGTATATGTTCTGTACCGGCCGGAATAGGTACCAGGACGAACGGATAAGTAGTAGAAAAATATCCCCCAGGCGTTCCGGTAATAGTGGCTTCACCCTGTAAGAAACGTTTTTCAAAATCTACTTGTCTGTTTTTGTGTGCAAGTCCAGCCTGTCTAAGCGCTTCGGCAGCAATAGCCCCGATAACGTTATGTGAAAAGCTGATACCGTCAGTCATACGGTTAAGCCTGGACTGTGAAAGTGGTGTACCCTTCTGGATAACTTCTACGTTGTCTGGAACCAGCTTATAATGTCCGCTGTTTCCCGGTACTTCTTGTAACGTATAAGTCTGTTCACCGTTAATAATACGGTCTAACCACTCTACCGGGTCCCAGGTCTGTACCTCTCTTGTTACTTCTTCACTCATAAGGCCACCTCTCTTAATTCAAGTTGGAATACTACCAGAAGATTTTTTTCTTCTGGTTTTGGTACGACGTCCTGGCGCTGGATAAGTAAGTTTCCGTCTTTGTCATACAGCTTCGTGTTTGTTACGGTACCAGATAAAGTATCATCTAAATAAATGTTTACTTTAAACTTAGCGCCTTCCACTGTTACGCTTTTGATCGGAAGTGTGTAATCCTTGCCACTGATCGTACATACTGCCCTTGTAATCGTTTCTGCGACTGCTTTATTAAATACAGCAAGTCCTTTCTGTTCAATCATAGGCGTTTATCCCCCGTTTCCATTTCCCCAGCTTGTACATATCTGGTACTTGTTACGGCGTCACTTTCTTCCACGGACATTACAGCGCTGTAAATACGCCCTTCCGTAGTTACCGACGGTATGGTACCGGTTTCTGTAACTTCGCTGGATTGTTTATAAGTTTCTATGGTATAAGTGCCGTCTACTGCTTCCGCTATCACGGTACGATATACGCGCCCTTCCGTAGACACGAAAGGTAGCGGGCCGCTGGCAATCGTCCCGGTTTGGTCATAGTCACGAAGAACGGTATCTACCTTTCCAGAAACACCAAGACTGGCACTATATAAGCGCCCTTCTGTGGCAGTAAAAGGAAGGGTACCGCATATAGCAGACGCGCCAGCTTCCGGCACGTTGTACCCGTAAACATGGTACTGTGTAAGCATTTCCAGGCCGCCTGTTATGATATACTCAAATTTGTACTCTGTTCCCAGGTGGGCGTGTATAATGTTATCTACAGCTTTTTTAAATTCTTCCAAGAATGTAGGTACGCCGCGCTGGAACACGATAGTAACCAGACATTCCGCCGGGTCTATGTAGACCCTTATCTTTTCGCCGTATGCTTCCGCGATTCTGTGTATCATAGGGGCGCCAAAGTTTTCGTAATTCTGCAAACGTGCTAATACTTTAGGTCGGCGCGTAGCGTAGTCACCGTTTGGAAGCATAGGCAAGCCTACGGACTGTTCCCAAAAAACAAGCCCCCAGGTCGCCGTAAGTGGTGATAGCTGTAGGGCTAAGTCGTCTTGTTTTTCATTTACCAGGTCGTACCCCCTGGCTTTTGCATTTATGATATAAAAAAATAGCTGGCTTTCCTGGTAGTAACTGGCGGAAGATTCTACCATACCTTCGGTACGATCACTTATTACAATGTCCTGTTTTTTAAGTATCACGTAAGACTTACCTTCTTTACGGTAGGTATTTCGTATGGCTCTATCGTTATATCCGCGGTTCCGCCATTTACTGTAAGGTCATCGTAGTTTGCGACGCCAGACAGCGTACCTAAGATAGCAGCTATCTTTTTATAAACGATAGGGCTTAACTCTTTCGTGTCGTCGTTTCGGTTAAATACCCGCGACTTCACGTATTCCGTGACAAGTTCCGTAAACTGCTGTAGGACTTCCGCCCGGTCTACGTTCTTTTCATATTCCACATGGGCGGAAATGTTAATGTCGTAAGGCGTTCCCGTTATCACGGTTACTACAGCACCACCAGGCGCCTTACCATATCCATACCCCTCATATGCTTTAGGGTCCAGGTATTCCTTAATGTCATTTACTATAGACGTATCCAGCGATCCGTAAGTATCGTCTACGACGACTACGCGAACCGTACCACGTCCGTCGTGTCCGTTATCTTTGTTCCAGCACATATCTACAAGGACTTTTCCGACCTTAACGCCGTAGTCTTTATAGAACCCGTCCACTACCCAGCGTTCGTAGTCGTGAACGTTTCCGCCTGTATCTGGGTTTTCTGCCTTATCTAATATTCTTGTCCAGGCAGCGTCTAAGCTTTCCCTTTCAGCAGCCATAACCACGGTACCTGTATCAGTGATCGAAGTTACCCCAGCTATAGGCGGTTGTAAGATAAATTCACTTCCAGTAGCAAGGTTTCCCTCATTTCCAGTCAGTGTACAGGTAATGCGAACGTCTACAGCTTTATCACTTAGGAAAATCGTTTCACGATCTGCGGTAAACTCTATCGGGTTCCCTTCTTCGTCTGTAACGACGGAAGTAAAGGTGTAACCCTGTGGGATTCTTACGCCGGGGTCTGCTACAATAGACAGCACCCTTTTATTTGCTGTGGCTTCAATTCTGGTAAGCCCCCTTATTTCCATGTGTTCGTCCATGCGTTCGTCTTCGCAAAACTGCGGGAAAGCGTTCTGTAAAGTTCTGTCCTGTGCTATTTCCAGCTGCATTACCTGGGCGACGTCCGGCATAATCATATCATAGGGAAAGTCACCGACTTCCTTACGCCAGGTATCCGGTATCTGGGATAAAAGAAACTCTTTAATATCTGTCGCGGACTGTAAGAACACTGGTACAAATTCTGGTCTTTCCGTCATACTTCCACCCCCTCTACTAAAATTGAATTTCTGAAAATGTCCGTAAACTCAATGTCTACAATAAAACAAGGGGTTCCGTTTTTGTCTTCCCCTTCTTCTACAGATACACTGTCTACGCTTGTTATCCACGGGTCATAGGCTATAGCTTCTTCCGCGGCTCTTTTTACTTCCGAAAGTCTTACGTCTTTCGGATAATCCCCGCAAATACCATAAGCTTTTACGTCGCTTCCGTATACGTGGTTTTCTTCCTCATTTTCAAAGTCGCCGTATACAGGAAATATACCGCGTTCGGTTTCTTCTGCTTTTACGGCGATCATACCTACGGCTTCTGACCCGGTTACGGTTTTTACGGTACCGTCAAGACCTATCACAAATTCCCCGGTATCAAAATCAAATACCGGTACCCTTAAGTCAATGTCCGCCATAATAACCACACTCCGTATATACTCTGTAATCAATAGGTACCAGGGCGTATTTTACGTTGTCCGGCGTACCGTAAGGAATGACCGCCACACGATCGCCGCTTTTGGCGCTCTTAGGCGCCATAACCTTGCCGCTTCCGTAGGTCACGGCTACACCGTCCACCTTACAGCTGCTAGAACCGGTCATAGTACCAGTTCGTCCGCTGCCTGTGATCTTCGCTACAATTCCCCAGCGCTGGTGTTCTGACCCTACCAGTGGGTACGCTAAAAACTGATCGCCTTTACAGATCGGATAAACAGAAACCGGTATGTCGAACATACCGGCGTCTATGTTAAGTTCTGTTCCTATCAGTTTAAATTTTACCGGGTTCGGCTCTGCGGAAGTCGCTTGTAAAAGGTGTAATCCTTCCAGTACGCTATCTTTCTGACCGTCGCCCCTTAATGTACTTAATGCGTCTACAGACCCTAACATACTATCCCTTCTTTCTACTTAGGCACCTTACCAGACGTTATTTTTATATAATCTTTATGAGAATAACCGCTTACTTCTTTTCCCTTAAGCTTTCCGGTTACTTCGTACCAACTTCCAGACTGACCCTTAATAGACAAGCTGGTACCTTTCGGCCAGACGCCTTTACTTGCGTAATTTGTACCAGCACCTTTACGAACGTGTAAGGCGGTCGTCGTTTTTCCTTTACAGCTGGAAGACTGTGTTTTACTGTTGTCGTATTGGATTTCCGGTATATCTTCCGTAGCTGTAAGGTCAAAGTCCAGCTGTATAGCGTCGTCGGCTAAAAATGTATGTGATACATTTCTTACCCAGTAGCCGCCGACCATACCGGTATTTTTTTCTTCTACGTAAATCGGGTCGCCTACGAAGAACTGACCCATAGCGCCGTCTGAATTTAAGCCGGACATACTCATAGTAGAAGTAATCTTAGATAAAGACTTAAGCTTTTGTTCTGCCAGCTTAGATAAGTTTTTATCCTTATCGCTGATTTCTTCGTAATACTGGGTATTGCCGTACAAGGCTTTATTTTTTGCATTAACCTTTGTGGCCGTTTTTCCAGTTTCCCGGTTAATCAGCTTTACCGTGTTATACATTTCTTCTATGCTACGTTCTCTACTGGCAGATATAAGGTTACCGCCTGTTTTAAACGCCCATATCATTTCTGGTACAGTACGCCGCTTTAACAGTATTCCGTCATTTACTGGGTCGTACCTAAACCAAAATTTGTCACCGCCACCCTTCCACGTTCTGGCTAAGACGTCTACCGTAATCTTATCCGGGGCGCCTTTCTTATACAGGACATAGGATATAACAACTTTCGTGTTTTCCAACTTGTATACCTTTAATCCTATCTTTTTCGCCATGCTCTTTACAATCTGGGTAGCTGTCTGATTCTTAAAGTAATAATCGTCTTCATGCTTCCCAAACAAAAAAAGCGGGTCATATGCGGTTATACTGTTGGTTCCGTCGTGTTCCTCTTTCTGCTTTTTTATCTCACCGATAAACCAGCGTTTCCCGTTATAAAAAAGTTCTACTTTGTGGGCTAAAAGGTCCAGGCGGTTCCCATATAAAGACAGCTTAAAAGTCAAGGTACGGCAGCAAGCGTTAAGCTGATCTTTAATAACTGGGTTATCAGCAAGGACACCCGTAAAGTCGTTTCCATCTATTTTAAGCTGTAGTTTTCCCATTGATATAGCCTACCTTTATATTTTCTCGCAATCAGAAGCATTAACCCAACCGTACACCATAGCCCCGCTATAATGTATAAGGTGGTATGGGTGCTTATTGCTGTTTACAATCGTACAATTACATTTTGCCTTTCCGCGTGTTACAGTTGGTCTGGAAGCGTCCGAAGAAATATAAACCGGTCCGCCCTTAAACTGTACCTTGTCGCCTTTCTTGATCGCGGTCTTTTTCTTGTTTTTGGAAGTCGAAGGTTTAGATACTGGTTTCGGGTCCCTTTTCTTTACAGTGATATACTTTTTCGCCTTTACTTTCACTTGTGGAAGTTTTACGTATTCTTTAAATTCCAGATCGTAGTAGTAATCTAACTCTTGTCCTTCATAGTCCCCCTGGAAGGTTTTAATCTTCATGGACCTATTGATATTCATAGCCGGTATGATAACCTGTACCACAGTTCCGGCGTTCTTCCATTTGTTTATAGTATTGATATACCATTGTACTGTTTTTAAACTCTTGTTATTGCAGTACGAAGCGTCATATCGGGAAGGGAAGAAGGACGACCAGCTAAGGCCGTCCAAGCTTTTACCGTCGTTAAAATCGACTTCTCCCTTTCTCCATATGGTTACTGTTTTTGGCGTACTGCTACCGTCTGATACGTTGACTTTTGGCGGTATAACTGGAATGTTCAGTATTACGCCGCCACCTTTGATAGTTATATTAACTGTCTTATCGCCTTTCATTTATAACAATACCCCCAGGTCTGCGCTGCTTATTACTTCGTCAGCGCCTTTCAGTTCCTCTATAAGTTCTTCCAGCAACTCTTTTACAAGCTGCTTTTTGTCCTTGTCGCCGGTATCGTTAAGAATGATCTTTTCAATTACCAGCTTAATTTCTTTTTTCAGCGTTTCTGCTTTACTGCTACCTGTCGGACTTACCGGGATATTTCCAGCTAAAGCCGGAACATCTGATAACGTACTCTGTACTTCCTGTACCGGGCTGTTTCCCGAATTGTACGTTACTGGTGCGGTTATACCGTTAGCCAGCTGTTCGGAAGCACTTTGTACCTGTCCTACCATCTTTTCAATACCGATAGCCATACCTTCGCCGGTATACTGTCCTATTTTCATCATTACCCTTGAAGGTGAATGAATTTGTAACGCCGACTGTATAGTAGAACGTACAGTAGACGCGATCGCCTGGGCCTGTGCGTAGATCGCACCAGCACCAGAAGCAAGGCCAGAAGCAAAACCAGCGGCGGCGTTATAACCGGCACTGTGAAGGTTAATACTGTTAAAGGTTGCAGTTACAGCATTTACTACAGTCTGTGCGGCGGATACCGCTATACTGGTTCCGGCAAGAATACCAAGGGCTAACCCCTGTACTGTCTGAAGACCTGTACTGTTTGCTGTAGATACGGCGGTAGGTGTCATACCTGTAATACCAGATACTAAAGACTGTATCATGGTCGTACCGGCCGTAAATGCTGTCGCGGAAGCTGCTGTACCGGCCGCTGCTATACTTGTAGTAAGTGCTGTCTGTACAGAAGTACCGACAGTCGTAGCCGCCGTGGAAGCGCTCGCGCTGATCGAAGATAAACCTTGTGTAAGGTTCGTTCCTACCTGGGTACCGATATTGTTAGCGGCTTCACCGGCTCCCGTTGCTGCTGTCGTAAGACTTTCAGTTAAGGCAGTTCCCAGATTAGTACCCAGGGTAGCTACCGCCGTGGTCGCTTGTGTAGAAGCCTGGTCTACAGCACTTGTAAGCGCTGTTCCGATATTTGTACCCATTTCGTTAATAGCGGTCGTCGCCTGTGTGGAAGCGTCCGTTATTGACGTCGTAAGACCTGTCGAAAGTGTTTGTGATAGCTGCTGTGTAGAAGCTGCTACCTGGGCGTTTGCTGTATCCAGTCCGGTAGTAAGACTGGTTCCTACCTGGGTACCCACATTCGTAGCCGCCGACGTTGCCGTAGCGGTTCCGTTTGTAAGACCTGTGGTAAGGTTGCTGGTAGTGTTGGTACCAAGCTGTAACGCTGACAGATCAAGTGTAGAAGCACCGTTATTAAAACTTGTGCTTAAGCTGTTAATAGTGTCCGTACCTAACTGCGAAGCCGTAGCTTGCAGACCAGCACCACCTGTAAGAAGGCTGTTGTTTAAGTTTGTAGCCGTTTCTGTTCCCAGGGTCGTAGCCGTTGTAGTAAGCTGGACGCCACCAGTATTAAGACCGGCTAAAATACTGTTCGTAGCCTGTGTTCCACCAGAAGCAAGGTCTACAGTCTGCATACCGGAAAGAATACTATTACTTGTGTTCGTTCCGACTGCTGTAGCACTGTAGTTAAGTGTTCCCGAACCCGTGTTAAGCCCGTTGGCTACGCTATTCGTCGCTTGCTGTCCGTAACCTTCCAGTACACCGTAGTCAAACTGAAAATTCTGGGTAGCTGTCTGCGTGGTTTGAGAAGCGGCAGACGCCACATTACCACTGGACGAAGTTACACCAGACGCCACACCGTCACCGGCTGCGCTTCCGGCTTCTTCACCGTCACCAAACAGCCAACCTGTAAAGTCACTCCACAAGCCCTTTACGCTGTCTACCAAACTGGTAAAACCAGACATAAAACCATCTTTAATTCCGTTTATAATTTCGCCACCTACAGCTATCCAGTCTGTATTAAAGATCGTGTCTATGATAGCAGAAATTAACTGCGGAATTGCTGCGATAATCATAGGGATAGCCTGTATCAAACCAGTAACCAGTGAAACGATAATTTGAACACCCGCTTGTGCGATAGTGCCAAGGTTTGAAATAATTCCCTGTATCAGAGAAATAACAAGCTGTATACCGCCCTGTATGATAGTTGGCAGCATTTGAGTTAAGCCCGTAGCAAACTGCTGGATTAAAAGAACCGCCGACTGTAGGATAAGTGGGATATTAGAAATAATACCCTGTGCTAGTCCTAAGATCAGCTGTACACCAGCCTGTAAAATTACAGGTAACATTTGTAAAATTCCAGATAAAAACGTCGTAATAGCCTGTACCGCGGAAGCGATTAGCATAGGGGCATTTTGTACGATACCTTGAACCAGTGACATTATAAGCTGGGTCGCTGTCTGTAAGATCATAGGCAAACCACTTATAAATCCCTGTACCAGCGTATTTATAGCCTGTGTAGCAGCCGTTAAAAGTTGCGGTATCTGCGGTATCATACCCTGGACAAATTGTAAGATCAGCTGTCCGCCGATCATAATTACCTGTGGGATTAACACAAGTAACCCGTTAATAAACGCGGCGATCGTGGAAGCCGCACCGGAAGCAATCGTCCCGGAATTTGCCTGTATTCCAGATAAGAAGCCCTGTATAAGCTGTACGCCCATACTTACCACTTGTGGCGCGTAGCTTGCTATCATGGTTACAGCTTGCCCTAAAACGTTACCCAGCTGTGCTACGAAAGCAGAAAAACCGCCGTTCGTGAGTGCGTCGGAAAGACTACCCACCATTTCGGTAGCTGTTTGTGTAACGCTTCGTAATGGACCTTTGATATTATCGTAAATCGCAATACCTAAACCTTCCAGACCAGACTTAAGTATGGTTACGTCACCCTGTAAGTTGTCCAGCTTAATAGCTGCCATTTCCTGGGCGGCGCCGGAAGAATCCTGTATAGCAGACGTCAGCTTATTAAAGTCTTCGTCGCTTGCGTTTGCGATCGCCAGAAGACCCGACATAGCTTCCTGTCCGCCAAGCATAGCGGCGTAAGCGGCTTTCTGATCTTCCGTCATTCCTTGCATACCTTTACGCATATCGCCCATAATAGTACCGAAGGACTTCATACTACCGTCACTATTTGTAACGGTAAGTCCCAACGCGTCCATAGCTGTCTGGGCTTCTTTTGTAGGTTTTGCAAGTCGTGTAATGGTACTTCTTAAGGCGGTACCAGCCTGGGAACCTTTAATACCAGCGTTCGCCATAAGACCAGTGGCTACAGCCATATCCTCAATGGAATAACCCATAGCACCAGCGGCGGCACCTACATACTTAAAGGTTTCGCCCATCATTTCGACGTTAGTATTTGCGTTGGCAGAAGCCGCCGCCATAACGTCGGCGAACCGTCCGCTTTCGCTTGCTTTCATACCGAAAGCTGTTAAACCGTCGGTAACAATATCGGACGTCTGGGCCAGATCAGCACCGGACGCGGCGGCAAGGTTCATAATACCGTCGATACCGGATACCATATCCGTAGTTTTCCAACCGGCCATAGCCATGTATTCCATAGCGTTCGCGGCTTCGGTGGCGGAAAAGGCAGTAGTCGCGCCCATCTGTTTAGCCTTTGTTTCCAAAGCTGTAAAGTCTGACCCAGTAGCACCAGAAATAGACGCTACCGACGACATAGCGGCTTCAAAATTTGAACCGACTTTTACGGCGGCCGCCGTAGCCCCAGCCACAGCAGTTCCGGCAGCTGTGACACCAGCTGCCACGCCTTTCGTGATCGCGGTTATACCTTTACCCAGTCCACTAAGTACAGCGGAACCGGCGGACTTTGCCAAACTTCCGACTTTTGATAAGCCGGAATGTAAAGCAGAAAGCGACGTACTGGCTACCTTTTGTAAAGCGGTCTTTAACCCCTCTACGCCAGATTTACCGTCCGTCGCTTTATTCTTTATATTACTTAAACTGTTTACGATACCAGATACTTTAGTAGCCGCAAACGTCTTCATGTTGGAAGCTAAACTTTTCACGCCATTAACGGCACCTGTAACGCTTATCTTCCCGATATTTTTAAGCGCGTTTACGAAGCCAACGACACCGGTACGCCCTTCCTGTATGGTAGACTTGAACTCTCTAAAACTGGCTACCAGACTGGTAACCTTCTGTTGTGCCATTGTCTTAAGGTTCGTCGCCAAGTCTTTCGCCGACGTAACCCCGTTCTTCATGGATTCCACAAGCCCGGTTAATTTCTGGGAAGCGATCTGTTTTAAAGTTCCAGGTAATTGTTTAAGGTGTTGGGTTCCAGCGTCGAACTGGTCCATAGCAGCTTTCCAGCGGTTTGTACTTTCCGTAGACTGCTGGATAGGCGCTTGACTTTCCTGTGCGGCGCTCCCTATCTCCTGTATGGTATCGGCCATACTTTCAGCACCACTTACGGCGTCGGTCATACTGCTACCCATATTGTCGGCGATAGAACCGACATTCTGTAGCCCGGAACCTAACCCGTTCGCGGCGCTTGCTGTTTCTGCCATAGAAGCTGTGGAAGAAGACATAGCGGAAGAAATACCCGTAATCTGGCTTTTGAAAGCTTCCGCATTATGTCCGGCGGCGGTCAAGGTACTACTAAAATTATCCGTTAATGTAAGGGTTGCCCCCATTGTAAAATCGGACATTTATATTACCTCTTTTTCTGTCTTGCTTTTGCTGCGCGCTGTTCTTCTTTTATCTTAAGCAAAGTGGCTTGATAAACAAACTCTTTTTCGGAATAGGGAAGGTTATATATCTGACCCGGCGTTATGCCCTGGGTGTTCCAGATATAGGCCAGAAGTTTCGCTTCCCTGTCCGACTTTAGGAGTTTTTTACAGAGTCTTTAACCTTTTTCTTTGCCTTATTTCCAAAGCCAGAAGCGTTCTGTACAGCTACGGCGAAGTTTACGATTTCGCCAGGTGGAAGAAGTGTAGATAAAGCGCCTTCCGCTGTATGAACACCTAATTTTTTAAGCAACGCACCGTTTGCAAAAGTAAAGTTGCTACGCTGGTCTTTGTCTACAGCTAAAATAACGATCTTCGTCATAAGCTTGTCGTCGTCTACCTTTGTCTGGATAACGCCGTTTTCGTCCTGGTCGTATGTTACACAATCTTTCTTAGCCTGTTTGTAGTCGTCGTAAGAAATAGCTGTGTAAGGAATATCCCCTAACTTTTCAGAGTGGAAGAAGCCCTGTTTTTCAGCTGTAAGGTCTGCTGTATCCATGCCTAAGATTTCTTCCAGGCTTAAGAACTTCGGTTCTTCTGTAGTTACAGCTTCCTGGTCTGCTTCGTCTTCTGTCAGACCTTCCACATAGGACGGTACCGGTGTTACCGGCTCTACCGGTAACGGCTGTGTAGCTGTATTTTCCTGTGTAGCACCTGTGTTAATTTCCTGTTCCTGTTTGTTCATTACTGTAATATCTGCCATTTTTATTTTCCTACCTTTCTTGTTTAAAAAGGGGCGCTTTTCACGCCCCCGGATAATTAGTTAATAGATTTCAGATACTTGTAGTCGTCAAAAGTAAAGTCCATTTCGATCTCTCCAAGTTCCCCAAGTTCAAAGCTCATAAGCTGGGCGCTGTCGAAGGATACACCGATAAACATAATATATTCTTCGCCCTTAGACGTTGGGTCTTTCAGCTTCGCGGAAAAGTTGTATTTCGCGTGTGGGTTATCCGCCGCTTTACGTTGAAGTCTACTGTCGATTTTGTGCGCTGTAATGGTTCCAGCACCAGAAGCAGCAATTACCTTATGACCTTTCATAAGTTTACCAGCCTGTAAAACTTCTTCTTTGTCATAATCTACGTTCGCTTCAAAGGCTTTTGTTTCCTGCATCTGCTTACCGTTTTCGTCATAAACAAAGCCATACAAACCGTTAATTACTTCGTTAGCATCAAACATTCTTTACACCCCCTTATTAAAATACCGTACTAAGCTTCTGATAAATTTTTTCTGGGCTTTCGTTCGGTGTGATGTCACCTACGAAAAAGGCTTCATTTGCCTTAGCCTTCTTTGTGGCGTTCTCCCCGTAGTAGTCCGGGTCTGGCTCATAGGAAGCGCCTTCTTTAAGAATTTCCTGTGCTACCAGCGGGTCAAGGTACTGCTGCTGTACCGTAGTCGCATAGGTCGCGCGGAAAGAATCTGTATTAGATTTCGCTTTCTTGTATTCCTCGCCGAAAAGTTCCAGATCATGTACCACGTAGTCGATTGTGGAAGAAACGCGGACAGACCCCATTTCTTTAACCTCTCCCGATTTCGGGGAAGTAAGGGTATTTACCCCTTCGTCGATCTCTACAGTGTCGCCCTTCGCTACAAAGATAATGGTACCGGCTTTCTTTGCACGTTCTCTGACACTCTTTTTCAGACGTACATTAACCGCCTGGTATGGTACGGTTTCGTCTGTAAGGGAACTGTTAAGGGCTACCGCTGCCACTCTTGCAGCTACAAAGATCGCCATTTCTGCCGCTGTATACCCGTCACAACCATTACCCACGTTAATTACAGGTCTGTAATTGATTTCCCTTGACTTCGCGTTAGCGGTATCCGTAGCAGAATCCCAGGCTTTCGGACCACCTGTTACGAAGGACACGTAAAAACCTTCCTGTCGTACATCTTTTACCCAGGCGATCACTGTAGAAATAATACTTTCGTCAGATACACCATCTAAGGAAAAAGCGTTAGCGGTTCCGTCTGCTTCGATCTCGTCCAGGAACGCTGTGTAGTTTGTCACAGTAACGGCGTCGCCGTTATTTCCGCCCTTAAACTCTACGCCCGCATTTGCTTTCGGAAGCGTGGTACCCTTCGTCTTTACACGGATATAGTCAGAAGCATTTACCATAGTTACCAGGCTATCTACATCAGATACCAGGAACGAAGTAAGCTCTACAGCGTTTTCTACCAGACTGATCTTAATAGAACCGTCCTCTACACCGTCTTTTACCACAAGTACAAAAGGTCTTGTAGTTGGGTAGACAGTTTCAAATACCCAGGTATCAACGGTAGCAGCTGCTACTTTAGCTTCTGCTGTAGCCATACGGTAACCCAGTACCTTTTTAGGCTCTCCGTTTGACGCGTGGGTATAAATCTTTCCTACGGAAAGGGAAGAACCCACCGCGTTGTAATTGTCCCTTAATTCTCTAAGGTTTCCGGCCGTAAGTTCGTTTACCGGTCCCCAGTCAGCGGTAAACGGGTATGCTACGATACCACGACCGCCACTTGTTATAGAAGTTGAAATAGCAAGGATAAGGGAATATACACCACTTAAAATCTTGCTTTCGCCTTCTGTGTACAATCCAGCCATTTTACTTTACCCCCTTGTGTACAGGTTTTTTAAGGAACGCGGCCAAAGCGTCCGCGGCTTCCTGTTTTGTAAGTTCGTCTTTTTTTACGCCGTACAGCGCGCCTGTCATAATGGCGGGCGTTGTGTTAAATACGGCGGCAGACGCGATTAAATCATTTTTTGAGAACGTAGAAGCGGTAACTTTTTCCGCCTGTGCGTTCCCGGTTTCTTTAGCTGCCATACTTTCGCTTCCTTTCTATTTTTCTGGTTTTACGTCCAGTCTGGTATACATAACGTCGGCGGTCGGCGTACTTGCGTCCCAGCCCTTACGCTTATAAGCCACTTCATACGTAAGTGTAAAAGTAGCGTCTAAGCTTTCGCCGTTGTTAAATCTGGCGACGACATTTTTTAACCAGCCTACGTGTTTTCCATCTTCTTTTATTTCCAGAACGTTACAGCGATCTTCCAGATCACTTACAAGCGCTTCCTGGTACCTTACAGCTTCGTCCAGTGTGTCCACATACAATGTACACGGCCATGTTACCGTCTGTACGTAAGCAAACCTGGTAAGGTGTCTAGCCCTTCCGCGTCCCGGAACGTCAAAAAGCACTACAGGGCGGGAAAGGTTCACACTTGTACCACGCTTAAAAGAATTAAGCCCAGCTGTAGACTTAAGCCACATTTGTATAGCTGTAAGTTCTTTTGAATACTCCACATTACCACCCCACTAAAAAAGCGCCCTAAAAAGGCGCTCTACTTCTGACTTTGTTATCTTTCTTAAGTCTTCCTTTGTATCCGGTAAAGACTTTTCAAACATATGTTGACCCGGAACGAACCTACCGGAAAGCTTCATTCCTGTTTTGGCCCCAGGATTATAACTAAAGTTACTACCAGAACCGGAACCAGGTACCCATAAAGACGGCTTTCGTCCAGTAGACTTACTTACACGGTTAGACTGGTTATAGCCTTCTTCCGCTGGTACAGCATATGGACAGTTAGAACCGTACCGTACCGACGCGCTACCGCCGCCAGCTTGTACGTCAAATATATTTTCATTTCCACCGACTGTATAACTTTGTGCAAGTCTTCCAGATCGGCTGTGAATATTTGCCGCTACATTTTCCAAGCCAGCTATACCAGCTTGCCTAACTATGCGTTCTTCCATGCTGTCTACAGCTGCGGCGGCACTGTTCGCACCGCTGATAAATTTATCAAGGCCACCGTCTAACTCGACTTTTATAATCATAAAAACTTTACCCCTCTGTCTGTTTTGCTGGTCTGATCTTCAAAGGCGATTTTATACGCCCGAAGCATTTCCCTAACAATAACGAACTGGTCGAAAGCTTTATACTGGGTAGACGTTTTTACCGCGCCTGTTGGCGGGGCTACTTCTGTGATATTACCGGTATCCGGGTTTATCTGTTTGGTTTCCCCTCGCGCCATGATTTCAAAGCACGTAGCTACAGCTATTTTAAGTCCTGGGCGGTCCTGTGGTTCTCCTGGAAGCAAAGGCGGCACACCGCCGATATATCCAATACACCAGGTATTCGCCCTGGAAAGGTAAAGGTCTACGTCGGCGTCGTCTATAGGATTTCCCCGCGTATAATACTTTTCCAGAAGTTCGGCTTTATTCAGCAGCATACCGTTACCCCCTTACTCTGTTTTCTTTGTTCGTGTAGCCTTTTTAGGCTCCGGCTGATCTTCGGTAGGTGTTTCCTGTTCCGGCTCTGGTTCTGGTTCTGGTTCGTCTACGACTTCCACCAGTCCATAACCAGAAAGGCGGGTAGCGTCCTTTTCGGACATATCTACCACGGCGCCTACGTCAAGAATGGCACTTTCCACTGTTACGCCTGTTTTTAATACTTTTACCTTCATGATTTACCCCCTTATCGTACAGTACAGATTTTAATAAGTTCCGGGTACATGATCTTAGGGAAGCCAGCAGCTACAACCTCTACGACCTCACGAAGCGGACGCTCCATAGTGAAGGTACGGGCAAAAATACCAGGTTCCATGTTATTCTCATAAGTCGGACCCATCTGTACGTTACCGATCTTGTCACCTTCCATAAGGAACACGCCCTTCTTGCTGTCCAGAAGACGGGCGGTAGTTCTCTTACCACCGTTTGTAGGGTCACGGTAAGTAACCTTTGCGTCGAACGCTTCCATAGGTGGAAGTTCACGACCACGAAGGAAGGTATTAAGTTCGTCCAGGGTAAGAAGCTTGTCACTGTATCCTGTAATTGCCTTTCTGATCGCTACGTCATTCAGTACGATACGGATATTTTCAATACCGGTAACGAATACGTCCGGCGCGTAGCCGTTATCGTTTCCGTCGATATAATCCTGTACCCAGTGCTCATAGTTTGCCAGGATAGTAGCACCGTCAGCCCCCCACGCTGTAGCAGCGGTTACCTTGTTGGCTTCTGGTACGCCAAAATCTACACCCAGTTTAATACCGGATTTATCATAGATCATAGCACCGTTACCCAGCGCTTGCCAACGAAGCCATTCTACACGGGCGTCAATGTTAGACTTAAGCTGTGCGGTCTTCTTAAGGACCTGCTGTACAGCCATCTTACGGCGACCTTCGTTACCCTTGTCAGACATAGCAGCAAGTTCTTTCTTTGTCAGAATATAAGACTGTCCCATATCTGCGATAGAACCGCTTACGCGTCTTACCGGGTCACGATCTGTTAAAGGCAATTCCGCCCCGGCGTCTACCAGGTCGGCCATATCTGCCTGTCTTTCAATTACTGTTTCGTTCCACTCCATATCGTAAGTGTTTTCGGAAGGAAGGAAACGGCTACCGATATATCCGGTTTCCACTGGAACCTCGCGGATAGTTTCGGTAAATAACGGGTTCTCAAAGAACTCGCTTAAATTTGCTAATCCAGCCATTTTTATTTACCCCTTTCTTTACACGAATCTGATAGCAGCGCCTACAGCTGTTTTAAAAGCTGCGGTACAGCCTACCAGAAGACTTTCATATACCGCACCATGTACAAGAACCTGTCCGGCGGTAACATCTGGATTTTTGCCCTTGTCGTCAACTGTGAATTTAATACTTTCGTCAAGGATAACCGGGTCACTCTTTCCCGTTGGAAAAGCACTTGCCGTATCCTTGTACGGTTCGTACTTACCTGTGGTGTTGTCTTTTACAAGACAAGTACCTTCTTCTACGAAGCCGCCAGTTTCAAACTTAGAACCGTCCAGCGTGATACCATTTACGACATACGCATAATGGGCGCTGGCCTTGATCTCTTTAGCCGCTGCGTAGGATTTTCGTCTAACTGTTACGTCGTTATTCTGCATAACAAAAACCTACCTTTCTACTTTTTATCGTCTTTCTTAATACCCAGCATTTCTAAAGCTTCCGCTTTCTTTGCTTCCAGTTCGCCGTTTTTAGTGCTACCAGCACCGCCAGGACCTTTACCGCGGAAACCATTACCAGAACCACCAGCGCCGTTATCGTCGTCGCCGTCGTCCCCAGCTGGTTTAAATAAGTTCGGTTCGGCGTCGTGTACCTTACGGATAGCGCGGGCAATACTCTTTGCGTCCGCTGTTCCGTTTTCTTCGTCAAACTCGATACTGTCCAGATAGTCAGCACTGATCGCCCTTACTACCTGTGCGGGATTTACAGGATTATACTTACCGGCTTCCTTAAGCACCGCGTTTTCGATAAGCAGCTTCTTACACTGTGCTGTAAGATCGTCCACTTTCGCCGCCTTAGTCTTAAGGTTAGATAATTCTGTTTCGTCAATAGAAGAACCGCTTCCCCCTTCGCCGTCGCCTTTACCAGAAGAACCGTTTTTAATGGTTTCTGCCACTTTGCTAAGTAAGGTCTTATCGTCCGCTTCGACCGTTACCCCAGCGTCCTTAAGTGCTTTACGAACCATTTTTACGGCTTTCTTCGCTACGGTGCTGTCTACGTCGGCCTGGCTGTACTTAGGTCTTTCGTAGTCTGGGTCATAATCTAAAGCGTCGTCGTAAGCGTCCTGGTCTAAAATTTCGTCGTCCAGAAGCTTCTTACACTCTGCTTCATACTGTGCCTTTGTAAGTTCTCCTTTTAAGTAGCGTTCCTGTAATTTTCTAAGTTTTCCCATCTTAAAAGCTCCTTTCCGTATTAAGCCCGTCGGCTATATCCAGCGTTCCGCGCTGTCGGGTTCCACGGCCAGTATTTGACGCCCTGGCTATGTTACGGCAATAAAAAACACGCCTTACAAGCGTGTCATATCCGCGGTATCCGCCGCGTCGGTATTATAAAGGCTTATGCCCTATAATCAATTATGGATACCAAGACCTAAAGGTACGGTTATGATCTGCCCGTTAAAGCGTTTCCGTACTACCTGTCGGTTAAGGTCTGCCAGCGTTTCCCCTGGTCTTAAATATTTCTTCGGATTATCCGCGTTTACCATGTCTTTTACCGACGGAATCCCTACTTCTTTCGCGTATTCGTCATAACTGGCGGCTTTCGTGTAATAAAGGTCGCCGTATTGATCTAAAGCGGCTTTCTGTCTGTCCTTAATACCTAAACCAGAAAGGATAGCTACCCATCTACAGCGACAATGTGGGTGGTTCGGTATACGCCTTCCTGGTAGCCCTGGGTTCATAGGTGTATCGTAATCCAGATCATAAGGATTTCTTTTACTGTAGTCGGCGTCTGCTGCACAATAAGCAGACGTCTTACTGTCAAAAGTGGCGTCCCTATACTTACCGTCTACAATATCCGCATTTTCCATAAGGCTGTAGGAAGTTCCTAAAGCGTTCGCCCTGGTCATTTCTGTACGGATAATACGGGAAGCATTATAATAGCTTTCCTGTATTCCCTGTGAAAGTTTCTTAGCAGCGTCGCTATACTGCATTTTCTTCGTAACCAGTTCTTTTACGACTTCTTCACTCTTAGAAGCCACAAGGGAAACGCTGGTACGTATACGATCGCTGTAGGTTTTTTTATCCGGTAACCATGGGTTAGCTATGATACCTAACACGCCAGAAGCCGTAAGGTTCGGTACAGTTACCGCACACTTCGCGGCCTGTTCC